CTGTTCCTGGAGCTTGTATAACTCCTGAGATTGACACAATTAAATTTTGCGCCGCACTCGGATGATAATCAACTGATGATGATTGAAGTGTATAAGATGATGCAGGTGAACTTCCGCTCACTTGTATCAGCTTTCTTGCTCCAATATCTAAATCTCTTCCTACGTATGGCATTATGATTTACTCCATCTATCTTTAATTGTTTTAATAGAAGTATAAAAATTTCCAGTCTTATCTAAAGTTCCATTATCAATATCGTGCCACAGCTTATCTAGCTGTTCTCCAATAGCTGCATAACCTTCTTGTTTAACTATATTTTCTTTTCTACCTGTAGTAGAATTATAATCAAAAGTAGAAAATCCATCAGTTCTTTTCTTTGCATAGTTCCATTTAGCTTCATGCGTAGCGTTCCACTCATTAGCGATTGTTGTTTTTTCTGCGTCAGTTAAAGTTTCTGTGCCTTTACCTTGAACATCATCTTTATCAAAAGGATAATGTATTCTATATCTTCCGTTAATTGTACTATTACTCATGACAGTTTTAATCCATATGCTCTTAAATTATAATCACCTAAACCACCAGAATGTGCACCAATAGTAAAACCAGTCATAGCTGCTGTGCTATCTGAACATGAACCTTGTCCAACTCCACCTATTGTATATCCATTTGTTTCTATTCCTGAATACATACATGAAGTAACATACCAACGACCATTATCAGTAGTAGGATTTTGGTATTCAAACCAACCACTCATATTTTCACTTGTACCATTTCCACATCCTTCCATAATTCTTATAGAGCCACCACTGTTATCATAAGCACCATTAACATTATCTGAATTTGATTCATTTCTTCTTAAATTAAATCTATAATTACTTGTTCTTAAACTTCCACCTAATGTAAATTGAAGATTCATATCTATACCATCATTTTGTGGTTCCCAATTAAGTATGTAAACTCTATAATAATTATAATCAGCGGAAAATAAAGCTGCATTTGAATATGCGTTTGTTCCACTGCCCATACCAGAAACATTATCTGAATAAAGTAATTCCCAAGATCCAGCATTATCTGCTGCACTAGCTAAAGTAGTTGTTCCTGTGAATTTAAGAAATTGATCTGTTGTACCAGAGGTTATTCCTGTGCCCCCTTGCGCTACTCCAACAGTATCTAAATTACTTGTCGGTAATGTACCTGTTACTCCTGCTTTATCTAAATCTATTTTACTTAGTGCCATTATTCTGCCTCTTGTATTGTGTTACCATCTGCTACCCATTTTTGAATTTCTTGATAGTCTGTGTTCGCGTCGTCTATTGGTATTGACAAAACTCTTTCAAATCCATTTGTATCTGCGTTAAATATTACATTAACTGCATTTTTTTTACCTTCAAAATTTTTATTATATTTTATTGATTTAGCATTCTCAAACATATTTATAACTCCGCTGAAAAAGCACACATTACTCCTGCACCTGTAGAATTTCCTCTAGTCCAACAGGCTTGTCCACCTGTCATACTAGTAGCACCACTTACATCCATCATAACAGAAGTACAACCAGCACTTGTATAAGTACCATTGCCAACAGTTAAATAATTATAATTTGTAGTTCCTCCATTATGAAAAATAACATAACCACTTGATACATTAACACTTGAAATACTAACATTTGTCCTCATATTTACAGGTAAATCTACTGATATTTGTGCAGTAGTAGCATTATAAATACTTCCATTTCCAATAGTCGGTCCACCATCTTGCGCTGTATCTGCGTGAAGATAATAATATCTTTGACATCTAGCTAAGTTATTTCCATAAGTTTCAAATTGATATGGGGGTAGTGTCGATGCGGAATATTCTCCAACCTCGAGCTGAACACCTGTAATTGCCCAGTCATTCGCTGTATTATCTCCAAGATTTAAAGTACCACTAGCATTTGAATCTGCATTAGCTTCTGCTTCCCAAGCAGTAGGCATTGTACCACTATCAAAATCCGAGCCAGAATCTAACCACCATTCAATATCTAAAGACCTTGCGTTATCATTATCAAATGAGCCAGTTGTATCTGCCGCATAATTACAAACTTTATGTTCCCATGTATTAGCAACAGAGATTGTATAAGTTGCACCTATTAAACGGTTATTATCTTTATCTAGTAAATTTACTTGCCCTGTTCCAGTTTTATTAGACTTAACCCAAAAAGCTAATGTCCATTTTTCTGCATTAGATGTACCTTTTTTAAACATTCCTAAATCTCGTCCTTCAAAATATTGTGTAAATATTTTAGCTGACCCAGAACTAGGAGATGCATTTGCTGTTGTGCAATCCGTTCTATATGCTTTTTGAAATCCTGCATTAAAGGCATTTCCACTTGTTAATGTTTCTTGTGTATCTGTCCAAGTTCCAATATCGCCAACTACTTTCATTCTATCAACAGTATAATATCCACTTCCTGTTATTCCTGTTTTCGTGGTGGCTCTTTGCGAGACTTGCATGTCTCCATTATAAAATATCGGGCCTGCACTAGATCTAAATTCGTCTGTTGTACTAGCTTTCATGTAAGAGTAATCCACTCTTTTAAGTACGCCTGCGTCACTTACTAAAAATTCGTCTGTGTCTGCGGGAGTTGCACCGAGTGCACTTTGAGCACTTATAACATCATCTGCTAAAGTACTTCCTGTTACTGATCCTGCTGGTGGTACTACGGTCTGAACCGCTTTACCTAAGAAAACACAATACATTGTGTCTGTGCCAGATGTTGCTGCTGAAAGTGTTAAAGTTGTAGCTGAAGCTGTATATGCTTTACCAGATCCAGGCTGTTGAATTACATTGTTTATTACTAAACGTATATCATTCTCATTTGCTACAGCGTGATCTAGCGTATAAGTTGTAGTAGCACTTGTTGTAAAATGCTGTACTGCAAAACTTGCGTATTTTAAAGCTGGACTGTTCCCTATATAAGGCAAATTAAACTCCTATGTACTTATTGCGTCGACTGCTGAAACCCATGCATCTACTGATGAAGCTGTATCTGATTTGATGTAAAGTCGGTCACCCGATTCTACTACTATCTTAGCGCCACCTGCTAATACCTGTAACGCACCGCCGCTAGGGATGGGAGCCGTTTTTACTAAATAGTAATTCGTACCTCCGTTTGCTATATAAACATCTACATTAATTGTAGATCCTAATATGTTAGCGAGCGATATGCCTACAATTGTATCATAACTATCGAAGTTAGATCCATTAGGAATATCTGTAGCCGAAGTTCCTATTGCTGATTCTTTATATCTGCGAAAATTCTGTGCCAATCTATCCTCCTATATTATAATGCAACGGCCATTGCAATGCTAAAGCCTGCTGTTGCTAATGTTGATGGGTCAACCCCATTAACTGTGTTAACTTGTAAATCATTTATAGCATTGTAAATAGCATTAGAACCTGTACTATAAATTATAGCATCTTTACCTGCAGTTACAGTATAAGTTGTACCTGATCCTGTAGTGCAAATAATACTATTAGCATCCCCAGTATTATTTAAAACATAATACCACATTTTTTTATTTGGGAATGTAACTGTACACGTAGCTCCTGGACTTCCTGTAAAATCTAATATCTTACAACGACCATTCTCTTGTGTATAAGAAGTTGGGTCATTTGAAAAATCTAAAGTCTTAGTTGCTCCAGATAACGTTACGCCGATATAGGCGTTAACCATATCGTCTACACGTTGTAAGTTATAATTAGTTTGGTCACCCCAGGTGTTATCGTTTTCACCTGTAGCCATTAACCTCAACTCGGCGTTAGTCCATGTTGATGCCATTTATTACTCCTTTATGCTATACGTATTATAGCGTTACTTGAATCTGCTGTCGGCCATTGTATTTCAAATGTACCTCCAGAAACTGAATAGTCTGCTCCAAAATTAATTACTGCCACAGCTGAGTTACCATCACTTGTATTGTAAATCATACAACCGCGTGTAGTAAATGTTGCTGAAGCCCATGATGCGTTAGCACTAAAATCTGTGAAAGCAGTTGTGCCAGTTGACGTTGGATTAACATTTGTTAATGCAAATCCTGTTGTAGTATAACCACTGCCATTTGGTAACTCATCTGAGTTTCCTGTCATGTCAGAATAGTTAGTTGTTGCAGCACTGTAAGTACCTGTGATACTTGCATTAGCTTTAAACAACGCTACTTTAAAGGCGTCTGCTCCGTTATTAAAATCATGATCTCCTTCGAGTAATTCGACTTTGAAACTAGTACATAATGCTGATGTTATACCTGCCATATTTACCTATCTCCTTCTAATCTTCCTAATGTTCGAAGTTCACCTTTGTACAGTTCGGTGTTCCTCATTCTTACTTGTTCTTCCACCCCTAATGTTTGAACTGCACGTTCATACAATTGTTGGTAGTTGGTTAATTGCTGTGGGTCCTTCATAAATGTAGCTGCCTCAACGAGACAACCATATAATAAAGTATCCTGACAATTATCACCTAGATACGTATGTGCGGTACTAGCTGATAAACCCGGTACATGATAAGTATAACCTATTTCACACGTAGTGTCAACCCCCGGAGTAGGTGCAAATATAATATTTGTATGCCTATTTGAAGTAGTATAAGCTGTTCCGGGACGTTGGTACGAGTAGTATATAGGAGTACCTGTTCCTGACGTCGGGTTTTTTGTATATTCACGTATAAAGGTTTCATCCTTTAAATAAAGCATGTCGCCATTTTGAATACGTAAAAATCGTAATACTACTAAGTCTTGAGGCATAGCTACACCTGTTGTAGCTGTACCTGATGCTATAGTAGTTGTTTTTCTAAAGGCGTTTAAATCTAACTCCTTCATAATTCTTAATTCTGCGTTCGCTATACATACATCAATAGGTGCAATACCTGACCCCGTAGCTGTAGTAAATTCTGTAGCGTCATTTTCAGTCCAATCTTGGATTGCTTGTTTTAATTGTACGTATGTTAATCCCATTTAATTACCCCATTCATCTGTACCCCACAGGTAAGTTCCCCAACCTGGA